CGTGTGTGATAGAAACGACCCAGACCAACGTCGTCGTGCACCCCGGGCGAACGCTCCGGGTGGATGCGTTCGGGAACTTCGAGATCCTGTTCAAGTGAGGCCGCCATGCCCAAGGTGAGCGAGATGAAAGGCGTCGACTTCGACGGCAAGACCTACGGGTACGTGCCGCCGAAGAAGCTCTCGATTGCCAAGAAGCTGAAGCTCCACACGAAGTTCAAGAAGGCGATCGATCCGATCACCTACGAGGTGCTGCGCTACAACCTGTGGAACATCAACGAGGAGCACGGCCTGACCGTGGTCCTGGTCATGGCCGGCATGGGCCTGGTCCTCGGATTCGGCTTTGACAAAATCATCGGCCTGTTGGGTATTGACCTGGGCAAGATCGAGCCCGCCGAAACAGCGATAGCACTTTTCCTTCATCTCATCGGGGTTAACTTCGGTCTCTACTTTCATCCACAGCGCGCGGGGGATGGCGCTCTTTTCGCTTTCGGTCCATTGGCAGAAATTCAGGCGGCGGACCAAACTTTCTTTCGAAGGTAGGACCTTTGCCTCCGCAACCTGCTCCCGGATGTAGTCCGGGTGAATCGAAACATTAAGATTCGGGTTAGCCTTTATCCAACACGACTCATCGTCAAAGGGTTCATCGCCATCATCCAACGATGCAATAAATACAAACCACGCATCGTTTTGATTTTGCCCGGTAACAATCTTGACCGAGGTATCGTGTTCCTGGCCGCAAACGGTTTTCTTGTCGAAGCCGGAATTTGTAATCTCAAAAATAAGTGCTTCCTGGTTGCCCTTCGTACCGGCGCGCATCATCTCAATGACGGAATTGTCGACGTGCTCGTGCACCTCGTCGATCAGTGCACAGTAGACCTTCGGTCCAGACTTTCCTTTTTTCTCGGCAGAGATTGGCTTAAAAAATCCAGCCGGGCGTTTCGTGCGCGGATTTATGAACGAGAGTTGTAGAACTTTCTTTTCACCGCGGGGAACAAGTCGCCGACGTAACGACGGCGACATTTCCCACATCGACACCGCATGGCGGAAGGCAATTTCAGCCTGGTCGAGCGCGGAGGCGGCGGAATAAATCTCGGCGTCGGATTTCTTCTGCCCAGCGAGCATGTAATGCCCGATGCCGGCCGCCATCGGCGACTTTCCGCTGCCCTTCGCCACCTCCACATAGGCCCGGCGGAACCGTCGCTTGCCCCCCTCATTTCTCCAGCCGAATAGCGACCCGACGATGAACGCCTGCCACAACTCAAGAATAAACGGCAGAACTCGATTATGAACCTCGCCGGTATCTTCGTCGCTTTCCTCGACCGCGACGGTAAGAACATCCTTGAAAAATCCAATCGCGCGCTGCGCCGATTTCAAATCCCAACGTAGTCCGCGTTCGTGCCCCTTCTCCAGATCGTCTATGTGGCGCCTGCAGGCGGCGCGGACATAAGGCCCGGCGACAATCTCTCCCGATTGAACCTTGAGGCAGTAGAAAGTAGCCTGATCCTCAATGACACCCGATGTCACACTGTCGAGATAATCAGAGGCGGAATACTCAGGCGAAGTATCGTTCGGATTCATCGAACAGGTCGCCTTGGCCGGGGATCAGGTTGCGTTCATCGGCCGGCGACAGGCCGAGCATCGCGACCATCGAGCGCCATTGACGCCAGGTTTCGTTGATCTGTGCGACCAGCGGATGCGATTTGAGTTGTTCTCCATGGCGCCCTTCGGTCGTATGGATTTCGGCCTCGATAGCGCTGGTCGGACCAACTTTCTCAGTCGGTTTTTCAATCGCCACCATGGCCGCTTTTTCGACCAGTTCCTCAAAATAGGCCCGCAACCGCCGCAATCTCACCGTCGCCCGGCAGTATTCCGCGATCACATCGACAAAGCGCGGCTTAAGGCGGTCGACTGTTGGATCGGCCAACATCCGCGCCACCCGATTCCATTCACGCATGACCTCGCGATCAATCCCGCGCGGGCGCATACGCCGCACGGCCTCGGAAATCATGACCTCGCGCTCCTGTTCGGGCGTCGGGCCGGCATCCGAGGTGACCGGGGTCACGAGTTGAAGATTTGGCTTGCGTCCACGCATGGCAGTGGTGAATCTCTATTTAATTTCAAGATTTTGCGTACCGAAGACCCATCCGGTCCCGCGCCCTAGGGCGCCTAGAGAGTTGGACCCCCCTCCCCCTTACGTAACCGGCCAACCGTCTTTGCCTATCGTCTGAGGTGCTGGCCGGCGCTTACTGAGCCTGATCGCTGTGGGGCTGTTGAGCCACAACTCTGAGAGGACTATCTCGCCTTGTTCGAACATGCGCTCAAGCAGGGGCTTGATCGCGTCATGGTGCCAGCGGCAGGCCGGCTGCCATAGGGCTGTATTCCAAAACTTAACTTGATCGCCCTTGTGAGGTTCGACGTGGTCGACCACTTCAGTCGCTACTCGTTTGCCTATCGCTTGGCAGCCCAGGCAGTAGGGGTGACGTGACTTAAAGGTTGCCGCCGCCTTATCCCATCGTGGGGTATAGCCACGAGCGCGAGCATTGCCTCTATCTTGATCGTGTTGCGAGGTCATCTACTAAAAGGGGCTGCCAGCAGCATGACTACCGGCAGCCCAAGTCTCATATTCCAGGGAGGAAACGCCCAAGGAGGGCAGCGGTATCGCTACCGCCTACCCTATGTAACGACAAAGCCCGGCGCGATGGCCGGGCGGCTATGTCTGTGTTTCAAGCTATCTGTGAATGCGCCGCTAGAGCAACGAGTCGGTTGCTCTCTGTGACGGGTGTTCCGCCGGGGCTGCGTCGTCGGTCTTCCTGCTTCGACCTATGCCGCTACCACCTGGTCCGCTGATAAGGTCATTCTGACCTCACGGCCCAACAGCCAAAACAAGATACTGATTCTGTCCTTACTTGCAAGCCTGTCAAAGCGGCCTTCAAAGCCCATGAATTGACCGTCGACGATCTTGATCATGTCGCCGGGCTTTAGATTAAGGCGTTTCTTGGGTTCCGGCGGCATGGCAAACCGCTCCATCATTTCCTGTTGAAAGATTGCCAGCACGACCTTATCGGACAAGGTTGCCCATCTGCCGCTGTCGTCGGTGCTTTTGATCACCTTCATGACGCATGGCAGATTAGGAATGAGATCGCGGCGCTTGTCGGCCGGATCACCGACAAAAAGGTAGTTGCGGAACATCGGCTCAAGGACAGCAGCCGCCTTTCCCCGAGCTCGCCGCTGAATAGCGCGCACGATCGGCACATAGGTATGGATGCCACGGCCGGTGATCCAATGAGCGGCTTTGAATTCAGCACGCGGCTCGCTCACTACGATAAACCAGTGTTTTGGGCGATTGTTCGGCTGATCCTGTGTTCTTGCTAGCATGCGTTGTCACCCTGTTTTTCTTGAATTCGAATTTAAGCCGCGTGTTCTGTTTTCTGCTGTCCGGTTCCTTTGGGTGGGGGCCATTCGAGGGGGACGAATAGACCTTGCGGGTCTCTGCCTGCGTCACGGCCTTGATCGTTTGCCTGGATGGCTCGCGACGCCTTCACACTCGAAAGCCGAATCGGTATCGGCGCCCGATCGAGCATTTCCTGAATACGTTCGCACCATCGACCATGCTGCGCAGTTCCACTCTCAACAAAAATCCACCTATCGAGTGGAACCAACCAAGCTTCACCTCCCAGCGGCCACAGTGTCGGCCGCCATGCGCCACGCTGACCTTGCGCGCCCCAATGATATGGAATTTTCGGAATGCCGCCATAGGTAACCGCGGCTACGTTGCACCAAGCCTTCCAAGGCTCACTGCCTTCGGCAACGATCTGAATTCCACCACCACTTGCGCTCGATTGACGACCGCTGCCGTATTCCGAAAATCTTCTTTCCGAAAGCCAGTTCGATGGCGACACGGGACGACGTTTAAGTTTTGCGATGTCGCGAGCGTAAAAACTAACCGTCTTGATCGCGAGCTGCTGATCGATTTCTGCAAGTTTGTTGAAAGCTTCCATCGCTCGTTTGCGGTTCATCGCTTGATGATCTGGATACTCAGACCAGAACACGGCGAAGCCGTTTGGTTCCTCGCTGCCTCTCGGCTTGGCTAAGGGGGGGCTTTGGGGGGATTCGAGAGTCTTTAAAGGTACATCTCTTGCAGTCGCCAAGGGA